GCATTCAAGGCTGTGCAAAGCCGCGCAGACACACTTGGCGAAGAGCCGTTGGCCGACCTAGCGACAACGCTGGAAGGTGACATGGTCCCGACGTCATACCTGCAGAAAATTGCGCAGGGTCTGGATCGCGTCATCAACGCCAACACAGACACAGTCACTGGCAAGCTGAACGACACAGCGCGTGACGTGTTGACAGTGCGTAACCAGTTCAAAGCTGAGATCGGTGATCTGAACGACGCATTTGCAAAAGCTGATGCGCAGTTCGCAGACTACTCTGACATGCGCCGCGCGTTCGACGTGGGCGACAGCTTCGAGAAACTAAGCGAGCAAGAGTTTGCACGTAAAATTGCGAAGATGAAGCCAGACGAAGTCGAGGCGATGAAGGTCGGCATGATCACAAAAATCCGCAACATCGCGTCTGGATCTGATCGCACAGACTACGTGCAGCGCTTGTTTGGATCGCCAAAGCGTCGTGAGGCGCTACGCAAGGCGTTCCCAGACGAGGCGTCGTTCGACCAGTTCGAAGAGTACATGCGCGCAGAGTCAGCCATTCAGCGCACGCAGCGTCGCGTTCTTGGCGGATCTGACACGCAGCGCAACATCCAAGAGATGGCGGAGCAAGGCGTCGATCCAGCAACAATGTTGCAGCTATTTACCGGCGGACGTGGCGAAGCGGTACGTCAAGCTGCGGGCGCACTGTCGTCACGAATGCAGGGTATCGGTGCACCTGTAGCTGAGCAGATGTCTGAGATGTTATTTGCCAGAACGCCGCAGGCACAGCAACGTGCGATGCAGCGTTTGAGCGGGCGCCAAATGCAAGACGCCATGATGCGCCGCAACATTGCCCTACGGCCTGAGTTGTACGGCGGCATCCTTGGCGCGGCAGTCGGCCTGAAGACTGACGAGTATTAAGACTTAGCTGCGCGCTTCTTGGGCGCGGGCTTTTCTTTTTTCAGTTCATCGATTTCGGCGGCTTGGTCTTGGATAAGTGTCGCCGCTTTCTCGCAAATCTTGAATAATGCGAATACGTTTTGGAAGCGGTGCGGCTGGTTTAAGCTGCGCACGATTTCTTTTTGTTCGTCGGTAAGCATGTTGGTCCTCCGTTAATATGTAGTTAACTTTTACACGCCAAGGTATTGTAAAGCAAACGCCATTTATGTAGGGTTTTCGTGAATGCTCATCCCATGTCCAAGCATTCACCTCTCTCTGTACTGGCCCTGCGCTTCGGCGTGGGGTTTTTTTCTTGCATAGGTGTTAACAGTGTGTTAACAGTAGGTATAAACAGAATCATAGGAGAGAAAAAATGGAAATCCAGTTTTGATGTGGTCTAACATCCTAACAGAATTCATTGAACAAATGCACGGCGTCTCAGTAGTGTGGCGCCCCACTAACTTAGAAGAGGAGTGTCCGTTTTGACATATGACATAACAACAGGTGAATACGAAATCACGCCGCAAGAGCGCATGGATCAACTGGTTGATCGCATCAAGAAGCGTCTGATTAAAATTGACCGTATGAATGAGATCAAAGGCGTGCGCAGCGGAAGCATCAGCGCAGACATTGGCGTCGAGATGGCGTTGCTATCAGACGACCGTGCAGAGCTTCGTGAGCTGCAGAAAGTGATGGGTATTGATGTCAAAGTCTGATGCAGCACTGATCGTACTGGGCGCCTTTGCTGGCGCCTCAATAGCACGCATGTTTGAAATGCTAGTTATGAGAGTAATGTAATGAGCTTTACTTGGCCAAAAAATATGGTGCCTACAGAGGAACGCTGGGTCCAGTGCCTGCACCACATCCGCGCAGTATGCGCGATCGAAAACAAGATACTGCAGAAAAAGGTGAACATGACCAACGCGCAACGCGCAGCCGGTCAAAAGGGCGGACGTAAACGCAACGAACGCCACTACCAGATCGTCGTTGAAATGGCGGCTAAGGGATATAATAACGATCAAATCGCGCGAAGGTTAGATATAACGCGACAGCGGTTATACGAGTTTCGATCCAAACATAAAATATGATATAAGGCTCCTACGGGGGCCTTTTTCATGGAGGACGTAGCCATTCCCTATGCCGATAAAGAGCGCCAGAAGGCGTACAACAAAGAGTATCGCAAAAAGTATTACCAGAAAAATAAGAGGAAAATCCAAGACAGAATAAACACCTACCGCCGCAGCAAGCGCAAAGAATACCGCGAGTGGAAGGCAACGCTTTCCTGCGTCAAGTGCGGGTTCTCGCATCCGGCGGCCATCGACTTTCATCACGTCATCAAAAGCGACGACAATCAGCGTGTCACAGACTTAGTGCGCAACGGTCGCTTTGGCGCCGCACAGAAAGAGGCACTAGAGCGCTGCATCGTATTATGCGCCAACTGTCACCGCATATTGCATGATGAGGAGAAGTAATCGTGTGGGGAGCCAGAGAGTGTCGGGCTATCTGAGGGTCAACAAAACCGCCCGTGGTATGCGGTTGACTTTACTCCCCACCAAGCCTTTTTAATTAAGCTGGTGGGGAGGTCAACAGGTATTAACTAAGCCAGCGATAAATATCTTTGGTCTTCTTGATTCGGTCATCAAGTCCATGATAGCCACCGTTCACACGGCGTGTGATCTGCTTGATTACGTCTTCGTTGACACCTTGATCCGCGATACTAAACAGCCCGTTTTTCTCAAAGAAAAATATGGCGCTATCCATGGCTAACTCATCCGAAATCGGTGATGGATCATCAACTAATCCATCGCGACCTATATGCTCCGCAAACTCGCGCACGTTATCCTTGCCCGTCAACTGAATGAAACCTTTTCCTGCGTACAGCCAGCCATCATTAGACCCTGCTGCATTACCCATGCGTCCATTATAGACTTTGTTTGCCAGCTTCTGGGGGTTCATTGCATATGGCGCAGCTTCGGCCTCTGAGGCAAAGCGAGAAGGCCACACGCGACACATGGTTTTTGCGCGGTAATTCAGGTTTTCCTCAGATACCAGAAAGTTCATGCTTTCGTGTGCAGCTTGGCCCAACAGGTGCGCACCACGCACTGCATTGAGCTTGTAGTGATTTGCGATAGCGCAGGCGGTGTTTGGCCCGAATGCGCCATCAGGAGTTACGCCGCATTTCTTTTGCAGCATCTTGAGTGCATCACCTTTAGCCATTATTTCTTGCCTCCGAAAAATTTAGTTGCAGACCGCACGGCGAAGCTACTAGCTACGATTACACCCAACGTATATTGATACCACTCGGGCATTACTTCCAGTGCAGCAAAACCTTCAGCTACCGTGGTACGGCCCCAATCTCCTGTGAAACACAAGATGAGTGGAATACTGAAGAGCAAAACCAAATACTCGTCCTTCCACGAGTTCTGTGTACCTTGAGCCATCAGCTTTTCCCACTCAGCCTCAGAGGTAGCCGCAGACTTCATAATAGTTGCCTTAGCCTCAGCTTCTACTAGCTTTAAGTTCGCGGATGCCGCTTGTGCATCTGCTTTACCCTTTAGCCATCCACCCGCTAATTCTGTAAGCGGCCCGATAAGTGCCTGTATCATTTTCTATCTCCCATCGCAGAAAATCCGAAGTAGGCCGCTGTCACACCAGATACGGCAACGACATAAACTGCTGCTATGTCTGCAAGCAATTCAGAGGCTTGGACTAAACCTAGATATGAAGCTAAGATGATTAAGAACGGATACCCCAACATTCCTGACAAAGCGAACCATGTCATTTTTAGTTGCGCATCGCGCTTATGATCTGCGTCTTCCATTTTGCGCCGACGATCTTCAAGCATAATCGCTCTTTCATCTTCGTCTAGCGTCCCGTTTTTGTTTAGATCGTAGTCCTCTACCATTGGCGTGATGCTCCGCTATTCGCTTGTTTGACGTTATAATAACCACTTTGTTGTCCTGCGTCAAAACAACCCACTTTCCCTTAGTCTCGATTAACTTCAATGCATTTGACTTGGGCATTGCTTGTCTGCACCAATACTTCCGCTTTCACTCGCTCACGTTCACAATGTGCCTTTGTTTCGTGCGATTTACCAACCTGATATGTCTCTATCCCCACTGCCGTAGTAAACAGCACAAACACTAAAACCCATACAGTTGTTTCCATGCTTACCACTTCCCCATGTATACACCTAAATAGTAAATTCCCAAAATTACCCCAGTAAACGACAAGATTACACCTGTAGCAACTTGGATTTTTTCTATTAGCTCCTCACGCTTCTTAGCTGCTGCTTTCTTAGCTTCTTGACGTTGCTTACGCGCCTCGGCTTCCCATTTTATCCAGCGATCCCAAGTGCCACTGGGCGCATACAAGCGACACCAGCTCTCTAATTCAGCGCGTTTTTGTCTAATGTTTTCAAGGGCTTGGAACTCCTCCCAATCCCCTTCTTCACCGCCAGTAATGGCAGTTATCGGGCTTGTCTTTTTCTTTTGGACAGCTTGCTTAATATCTTCTTCTGCCGCAAGAAACTTTCCAATGGAACTAATGACGCCCGCAGTTTCTCTACCATTGCCAAGAGCTGTCTTGATAACCGAATAAGCAGCGTTCGCAGCGGCAATGCTTTCAAGTATAGCCATGTCATTGTGCCATTTTTTCCAAGGTCATACGAATTTGCTGTATGTTTTCGTCTATACGTGCAGATAGGATAGCCTGCGTCTGCGTCGTATCTTCTAGTTTCTGGATCATGATTTCGTGGCGCGCAATATTACGTGTGTTCTCGTCAACGCCACTGGCCAACATAGACACATACCAGATGACGCCAGCCGCCTGTACAAACACTGCTAAAAGAATGCCGATTTTTTCCATAACCTATGCCGCATTAATTTTTTCTAACATTACCACAACAGCAAGTATTGCGCCATATCCCTGTTCATGTTAACAGAGTGTTAAATCAGGAGGATATTATGTATCAACTTAAACAAATTGGCCCACGGATTCGTGAGCAAGTGTATCACGCGCTGCATAATTACAGCGTAATGACGCGGCTATCGATGTCAAAGATAGTTGAAGACGCTGTCCGAGAGTACCTTGAAAAGCAAGGCTTTGAGGTGGCTGATGATCATCGGGATTGATTGTGGATACCGCACAGGCGGCGTTGCGTTAGTCGGTGACGATTGGGCAGAGGTACACGACCTACCGACCTACGATGAAGGCGGTGTAGACGTCGTGGCTTTGATGGATATATTGACCTCAGTCGATCGGGTAGATCACATATACGTTGAGAAGCAGCAAGCCATGCCGAAGCAGGGCGTCAGCTCTACGTTTAAGCTAGGCTTTGGTTACGGGCAGATATTGACGACGTGCGCGTTGTCTCGGACAGCCTACACACAGGTCACGCCAAATACATGGAAGCGATCGTTAAACCTGCCGCGAGATAAAGACGCAGCAAGACGCCTAGCGCAGCAATGGTTTCCAGATTTAGCTTCACAATTAAAGCGCAAGAAAGACGAGCACCGCGCAGAAGCGCTGTTGATTGCGCTGTATGGAAGGGGAAAAGCATAATGCCAGTACACTTAGACATGGATAATAGCGACTATCACGCTTTACCGCACCTATCATCATCAGGTGCAAAGACAATTGCGCTGCAATCTTTAGCGGACTTCAAATACGCCGAACGAAAAGAAACGGCAGCAATGCTGATTGGATCTGCCGCGCACACACTTACCTTTGAGCCGCACAAGGCAGACGATATTTGGGAGTGGGCCGGTCGACGAGCTGGCAAAGAGTACAATGAATTTAAGGCAAGCGCAGACGCGGCCGGCGCGATTATCTTGAACACCGTGGAATACGATAAGGTGCATCGTCTCGCAGAGGCCGTCAGAGCGAATACGGCGGCCGCTGAGTTGCTGTCTGGGGATCTTGTGTGTGAGGCCAGCGTACTAACAACTGACGGCATCACAGACGTCGACGTTCGCGCACGCCCTGACGGCTGGCGCAAAGACATTGCGTGCCTGCTAGACTTAAAAACAACGATAGACCCATCACCAGAAGGCTTTGCAAGGCAGGCTGCAAACCTTGGGTATCATATCCAAGAAAGTTTTTACCGTCGGGTCATGGAGCTTGACGGGCACGAGGTAGATAGGTTTATCTTTATAGCTGTCGGAAAGGATGCACCATACAAAGTTGGTATTTACGAATTGGACGCCGAATCCTTAAACGAAGGGGACGCGGCGGTACAATACGCGCTGGAGCAATACGCAATAGCGCAAGCGAACAACGAGTGGACTTACGATTACGGGGAGTTGATGACGATCCGTATCCCGCCATTCTCGTTCAAATTCACAGAGGCAAACTAAGTCAAGGAGACACATCATGCCAATTACATTCGGAACGAGTGATACCGAAAGCGTCGGAAATTATATCAGAGGAAATCTTCCCCAGAACAGATGGTATACCAGAACAGAGGCCGGTGACGAGCCGATCGACATGGAGCGCGGCTTCGCAATCGATATTAAAGAAGTCATCTTTGGGTGGCTTCAAATTGACACGGGAATTCGTGACTGGCAGCCATGGCCATCGACTAGCCAAAAGACTGAAAGGCCAAGCGAAAACCACAAGCAAGGCTTTAGTGTCAACTGTTGGCTCAGCGATGGGCGTGCTGCAGAGTTTTCTGGGAATAGCTACGGCTTGGGGCAGTTTATCGCAAAGCTGTACAACAAAGCTGAAGAGATGCCAGAGTTTAATCAGGGCAAGGTTCCAGTGGTACAAGTGACGTCGACAACACCTGTCGTCGTTGGCAAGGGCACGTCGTATGACGTTGGCTTTAACATCCGCACATGGATCGATAAGCCAGCGGGCGGAGAGCCTGCGCCGGAAGCGCCTGCACCTGCGCCGGAAGCGCCTGCACCTGCGCCCGCTGCAGCACCAGCCGAAGGAAACAACTTCGGGTTCTAACAAATGTTATAACGTGGGGCGCTGCGGCGCCTCACGCACTTACAGTACAGGAGGAAAACATGGAAAAAGATTTCAGCATAAAAGTTACCGTGCGCAATGGGCGCTTACTTAGCGCGATCCGCGAAAACTATGACAGCGTGGCCGCATTCGCGCGTGCTTCAGGTAAAAGTGCACAGAGGTTAAACAGCTTGGTCACAATGAGAGAAAAGCCGTTTAAAACTAAGGGTTGGACGGAACTTGCATTGGATGTTGCTACATTTTTGAACAAAGACCCAGAAGAATTGTGGCCAGAATATATGAGAGAGGTGCAATTACAGAGATGTACTGCTGAGCTGAATGCAGACTTAAATGAAGTTCAGGCAATACAAAGCAGCGCTTCGCTAGAAAAACAGATTGCTCAATTAGATGCAGTAAAATTGCTTGCAGATGCTTTAAACCCGCGAGAGCTACAAGCAATAAAGTATCGCTTTGTAGACCAATTAACATTGGATGAGGCGGGGGAAAAGCTCGGCGTTTCGCGAGAACGCATGCGCCAAATCGAGTGCAAGGCATTACGCAAAATGAGGATGCGCGCAGTAAAAAGAGGATTTCTGAATACGCACGACGTTTGGAGAACCGTAGAAAGGCAAGACGGTACAACCTTTACATATCATCAAAAAAGTTTTCACACTTTACGTGATCACACTCGCGCACTTTTTGCTGACGAAGAGTAACGCCCATGTCAGAAGCATATTTCAACAAGGTACTAGATGGGGCGGTGCACGACGTCATCGCATCCATGAAGGGCGGTAGAAACGAGAACCTAAACAAAGCAGCATTTGCGATCGGTCGCCACGCGCACCTGTCACCAGCTAACACAGATGCGGCGATCCTGCAGCTACACACGGCTGCGCGCCAGATCGGGCTCAAGGATTTCGAGATAAAGTCAACCATTGGCAGCGGATTTAAACGCGGCGCCGAAAATCCGAAGCAGCTCGAAAACTCGGATATACAACCGTATATACCAAGCGAGCTGGAGCGGCTCATTGCGCGCCTATCGAGCCAAGACTTAATTATACGCGACGAGGAGACGCGCAACGACAAAATCAAGAAGGCGCAGGACGCGTGGGAGCGTGCCGTGCCGATTACGCGTGAAAACCTTAACGCCATAAAGCCGGCGCTATTGTATCTGCACTCACGCGGTCTAGCCGCATCATCTGCCGTGGGTGTCGCAAAGTTCAGCCCAAACACGTACGACGGGCCCGCAATCGTCTTTGCAGCGACAACACCAGACGGGACCATCGAAGGCGTACAAAGCGTGCTATTAACGCCTGAAGGTAAGAAGCGCGAAGTCAACGGCATCAGTAAATACTCGCGAGGCGTCATTGCCGGCAACGTAATGCAGATCGGCGACCTGCAAGGCGATAAGCCAATTTGCATTACCGAAGGCCCAGAGGACGCGCTCAGCGTGCGACAGGCTGCGGGTGACGATGCTGTGGTAGTGTGCACCTTCGGGAAGGCTGGCATGTCTACGTTCGTGCCGCCACGCGCCTCAGATGTAACGCTATGCGCCGACCCCGACCTTGACGTTGAGAAGTGCGCGGACGTGCTGCAGGGCGACGGGTCAACGACGCTGCATGTGGTGCGGTTCGACCAGCTCGGCATCGAGAACGTCAAAGACGCTAACGATTACCTACGCGAAGCCGGCAAGGACAAGCTACGCGAAGCATTGGCAGCGGCAAAGCCATACGCGCAGGCAGTGCAGGAGCAGAAGCGAAGCGAGCGCCAATGGCCAACTGAGTTCGAGTTTATTGATCCCGCGCTCATACCAAAGCGTCGCTGGATCTATGGGCGTCACTATATTCGCGGCTACGTGAGTGTGCTTGCGTCAATGGGTGGCGTTGGTAAGACGTCTATGCAGGGCGTGGAGGCCGTCGCTATTGCGACAGGCTTACCGCTACTAGAAGAGCCAGTACATGAGCAGGTCAACGTGTGGGTCATCAACGGTGAAGATCCGCTGGAAGAGATGCAGCGCCGGTTCGCTGCAATCATGATCCATTACAACATCAAGCCAGAGCAAATTCAAGGCAAGCTATTCTTGGACGCGGGCCGCGACCTACAGATCCAATTTGCAAAGCAGACACGCGATGGCATTTTGACCGATGAGGACATGTTGCAGTTTATGGTCGATGAGATCAAAAGAAAAAACATTGGGCTGGTCATCATCGACCCGTGGGTTGGCTTCAACGACATTAACGAAAACGACAACGTCGCAATGAATGCAGCGGTCGCAGCCGCGCGCTGGGTCGCAGACCAAACCGGTGCAGCGGTTGTTTTAACGCATCACGTTCGCAAGACAAACGGCGATGAGGCAACAGTGGACAGCGTACGCGGCGCCGGCTCATTGATCGGTGCAGCTCGTGCCGCGCGCGTCATCAACAAGGTAAGCCAAGAAGATGCGCAGAAACTAGGCGTGTCTGAGATAGAAAGCCTCGGCATATTTCGTGTGGACGATGGTAAGGCAAACCTAGCACCGCCGGCAGCAAACGCGCTGTATCGCCGTATGCAGGGCGTAGAGCTGCCAAACGGTGAAACCGTGGGCGTATGCATACCGTTCAAAATGCCTGACTTATTCGACGGTGTCAGCGCCCGTGATGCACGCGACGTGCAGCGTCTCATCGGAGCGGCGGCGGAGCGTCAAGAGCCAATGCGATTAGACGCACGAGCAAAAAATTGGGCGGGTAACGCAGTCGCGGTGCAACTCGATCTAGACTTGGATAAGAAACACGAAAAGGCGCGGGCAAAGGCCATCCTTAAAAAGTGGATTGAGACAAACGTGCTGAAGGTCGAAGAGTGGCCAGACAAACGTGCAGGGCGCGACGTTCAGTGTGTCGTCGTGGGTGAGTGGATCAGCGCATCGGAGTTACCGTCATGAGCAGACACAGCCAGAAATCTAAGCAGCGTCATCCTGACGCACCGCGCGAACACTACGAAGTCGCGCACATAACTTTCGAGATAGCGCCGGACGCGAAGACGTTCGCGCTCATAGCTGGGCAGGCGTACAGCGCGAAGGATCGCCGGCCTCTGTTCAGCGCACACATAGAAAAGGGCATGAGCGAGCAGCTACGTGAGTTGGCGTTCAGGCTACGGCAACTGGAGGAGGAACTATGACTAGGCCAACATACGAAACGCAGGCCGACCGCAACAATGAGCGACGCCTCGCAGCAAAGATCGAGAACCATTACAACTGCATCCTCACGAAGATGCCAATGAAGCTAAGCCTAGACTTCATGGCGATGCGCGACGGAAAGGCCGTGGCATTCATCGAAGCCAGACAACGCAAGATCGCGATGAATAGGTATCCCACATATATGCTGTCGCTTTACAAGGCGACGCAGGCGCGCCTGCTGACGATGACAACCGGCTTACCGTGCTTCCTCGCCGTGCAGTGGACAGACAAAGCCGGCATGGCCGAGCTGCCGCCGTCGTTCGAGGACATGCACGTCGAGATCGGCGGAACAACACGAAGAGACGATCCACAAGACATCGAGCCTATGGTACACTTCGATATAGCCAAGTTTAAGGAGCTGTAACCATGACAATACCATTACGCGAAGTAGAAGACGATGAGAACAAGCTGGAGCTTGGCCGCATCGTCTGGGACGAAGAGGTCGGCGGCGCCGTCATCGAGTGGAGCGCAGACGAAATGCCAGTAATGTCAGCGGCATTGCTGGACGTGAAATTTGTAATGGAGGTGCTACAGGGCGTCGATGCCGACGTAACCATGTTGAAGGCGCTAAACAAGGCGCTGCTAAATGAGGGTACTAATGGCACGATGCACTAGTTCCACAGTTACCACAGTTGGACTGTGGAGAAGTGTGGAAGTGTGGTAAAAGAGGCCACTTTTAGTTCCACCACAGTTATTACGTATATATACGTAACTGTGGTGGTAACTGTGGACTAGGTGGAAACTAACTGTGGAAGGAGAGTTGAGACATGGCAAAGAGGGCGCGGGTAAATCATAAGGACGTAAAGGTCAGGGGAACGCTTAATAACGAGGGGACGAAGATCAGTGCTGGCGTATGGGGCCAGTTACGCCCGCTCGATGAAAAGGCGAGAGAGAAGATAGCGAAGTGGGGTGATACGTTGCCTGACTTGGTAGCGCCTGATCTGGCAGGTAGGTTTGAAGCTGCATACGAGGCGCTGAGAGAGCGTGTGGATGCGGAGGATGTTGTTGGCACTAACCAGATCGCTACGCAGCTCATGCGTGCGTGGGACGTCTTGGAGAAGGCTGCAGAGGATGCAGGGCATAAGCCGCTACCGCCGCACGCGTATTGCGTCGAGATCGACGACAAGATCGTGTGCTTCGCATTGCACGGTTGGGCGGAGTTGCGGAAGCAGCATCCAAAGTGGATCGTGTACAGCTTTGAAGATGCTGCACGCATCATCAGATTTGACTGGACAGAGACTTTCCTTAACAATGCATTCAATGCTTTTCCGAATGCACAGGTAACGCGTATGGTGCGTGACGGTGACGATCGCATCAACTGGGATTTAGGTGGAGATGAGATACCATGGTAACGAGAGATGAGATACTAGACATCGCAAAGACGCTGATCAGCGGTGACAGGCACGAGGATTACGGGGATGCAGCGGATAGCTTTAAGAGTATCTCACGGCTCTGGACAGCGTACCTAGACGTGGCTGTGTCACCAATGGACGTGGCAAACATGATGATGCTGTTGAAGATGTCACGGTCACAGACATCGCCAGATAAAGCGGATACGTGGGTCGATATTTGTGGGTACGCTGCATTAGCAGGGGAGATGATGACTAATGGCGATAAGTAACGTTGCAAA